TCAAGCGGATCCTCTCCCTTCTATAGCTCTAATTCTTCGCATCATTTGTTGATAAAGGCCAATCATATCCTTAATCCCGTTACTAAACTCCATCAGAGATTTTGTTTGTCCGTGCGGATAAGATGTAAATCCAATAATTTCAATGTCAGTTTCATAACTCAACAATTCCATAATTAGATGCCATATCTGACCGGTAGCAAACCCTTCATTGCCTTGATAATCAAGTGTTACAGATATTGCTGGGTCAACTTGTAATTGCGCAGCTGCATATGATTGCATGTCAGCAGCGTTATTAATATCGCTATTAGAAATAGCATCTGCTTTATGTTCTCCCCACACCGCGATACTTGTTTCATCGCGATACTGAAAAGGTGGAAATGAATAGTTTCCATTGTCATCTTGTTTGCCGTAACACATTGCAGAATTTTTAATACCTGTATCATCAAATTGAACTTGAAAATTATCGGTATTGAATTTCCAACGAAGAACATTGTCCGTCTGTGATTGATATTGATCGTTGGTATAGACATGAATTTCTTTATTAGCCATCCATAATTTAGCACCAAATACTTTGACAATGATATCTTGTAAACAGCTTAGACCATCTCCTGGTCCTAATGTTTCAATAGGTTGCGGATCGAAGCTTCCATAAATGGTCCATTTATAATTTGATCCATCAAAGAAGAAATGCATAACTTCCGAAATGGTATAGGTAGGTATAACCTTGTTTCCATTTGAATCTTCTGTCGATTCTTTACTTTCATACTGGTAAACCTCATTTTGACATTCAAATGTAATTTCAGTTGCTACAACTTCTTTGGTTGCTGTCGCACCCTCCAAATGTGGTGTGCACTGATGGACAATATAAATTTTTCCTGAGTTAATTAATTCAACTTGACTTTCGATTAAATCAAACAGTTCTTCATTTCGATCTGTTCGATAAATGGTGAAGCCAATTTGATCAATTTCATTGGTTCGAACTTGATATTGAAATCCTTCATAGTCGTAATCAACAAGTATTTCCTCAATTGTATTAGTTCGTATGAGCAGATCTGAAACATTAGGAACAGAAGAATAATCGCTGTCTCCATCATTCTCTTGTCCTTCTTCTTGAGCTATATAAAGTGGGCCGCTATAATTAGACCCCGAACTCATGTTGAATCCTTGAACCAATGTTCTTTTTCCATCAGATCCGTAATAAAAAGAGATCGTTTCCGGCTCCGGATACGGTCTCTCTTTGGATATGGTTTTATTGAATTGATAAGCAATATTGTAAATCAGCTTGTTATTAATCACATCAACACAATACATTGTCGGTTGATCACTTGCATTCCCATCCCCTTGCCCAGAGCAGAAGTAAAGATACGGAAAATCAAGGCAAGACGACTGAAACACCTGTGTTCCTGAAACATAGCCGAGATCATCAGCATCAACCTCATATTCAGGCTGCCAATTTCCATTTAAAATATTATTTTTGGTAATCACATAAAATTTAAGCGGATTTGCAGAAGATCCACCGTCAGCCACGAGAATATAGCCATTACGTTCATCAAGATTACATCGCTTTGTCCCGTCTCCTTGAAACAGGCAAAGCTTTTGAATAGAACTATCGCCCCAGTCAATGTGACCATTAGTTGTATGCGTTGTGTTTGCTTTGGAATTATATGGATAGCGAACAATCCACCATTCATTATTTACTACATCTCGATAAGGTGACCAAATATAGATAGATGACCCAACATGTTCTATTCCAAACATGGCACCGTGTCCGCCACGAATAGCGTTCATTTGGTCAATGCGATTACCGTTCCAATCTGTTTTTGTAATTCGATAGGATTCAATTCCTGCCGCTACATCTCCGCCATGAATATACTGTCCTTCATACTCTTGAGACCAATAAATTTGCTTGTTTTGATAATCAATTTGAGCATATTGAACGGCATGTAATGAATAACTATCATCGGACGGATGGTATGGGAATCTAGCAAGACGGTTAAAGGTACCTTCAATCAATGACAATCCATCATCAGGATCTATTGGAGCAGGTTCCGGTGTATTGTTAATTGCTTCATCGTCCCATGCTGTCAAATTATGCGCATTGATTGTAGCAATCAATTTGCTTGCATAATTAGGATCTGTTGCATAACCATCCGACTGGATATCATTGCAAGCCGACTGATAATCTGTGTTGCCAACGATATTTGAATATCTGCTATTTGTCGAAAGCAATGTGCCATGGTCCGTAATTGATGCACCCCAGCTTGGATACTTTCGAAAATTAGCATTGACAATTACAGCCTGACCATTTACGTATTCCGTTGTCGGATAAGTGACATATTGACCATTATAAGAACCTTTAATCCCAAACAGATTGTTGCCCTTTGTAGCAAGACCTGACGTTCCCCAACTGCTTTCTAGGGCAGCCTGTGCACCAGTAAGAGAAGGAAGGATATGATAAGTTGTCCATCCGGCGACGCAGGCCGCATGAATAGCGTTCAAAAAGCTATTGATTTGTGCTGTTGTTGCCATAGGATCACCTTACTTATACAAAAATCGGGTAATGAACTGGATATCGATATCCGTCATTCCCGATATTTGAAATTGATTATATTGATAAGAGTCATCTTGACCATTATGCCAATCACGGCCAGCTAGCCGTATTACTCCATGATTTGTATCTCTGCCGCACCGTACACCGTTTAGATAAGGGTAAACACCATCAATGGTTAGCATATCTGACGCTGTTAATTCTTTATTAAGAGTAAATGTATCACCAGTAGTAATATTCTTTATCGTCGGCGTTCCTAACCCTTTTAAAACGATTTTTAATGTTATTCCGTTTCGAGGATCGAGTGTTACGTCACCAGCGTTATAAACTTGGAAAGAATTTGTCATAAAATGATAGGATAGATCCACACCATTTGGCAAGTTTTGCCCATATTGCCATGCTCCGGAATCATATGTCATTGGTGTTCCAGTTTCAACAAAGGACGATGCATAGGCTCCAATATTGGTAAAAGCCAGTGAAAATGTCCTTTCTCTGAAACTGAGCGCATTAAACTCGAACGGCGTAGGCACAACCAGATATCGAAGGCCGGGTTCACGTGAAGTCCTTAAATGATAAGGCCTAGGCTGATAAAAGAAAGAATATATGTCATGCATCAGCATTTGAAGATCGTATTCATCGGATCCTTTGACATAAAAATCAATAGTGATTGTCCGAACATCCATTTTTTGATTCAGAAATTGTTGACCGTCAACCCCAGCATTATTTATAAACTGTGCTGCCGGTTGTGGGCTGCTTACGTGAACATCATAGGCAAACACGCCATATCCATGGTTATTGATCTTGTCCATGATGTTAATATAATCATTCAGATCATTTCCACTCGAATAAAACATGCACCATACATCAATAGGATCAAAGGGCAATGTATTGTCTGTTTCGCCAAATTGATAAGCATGTGCAGACATCTTTAAGCACCCCCTTGGTACATCAACGTGCTTAATTCATTTCCATCCATTTGATTCATCATCTTTCTAAGCGCCTTAATATCCAACACAATGTTTGGATCCTTTTGTGCAATAAGATAAAGCATCTTATAGCAGGCTTCGATCATTGATTCAATTCGGCTCTTATGATCAGATGATGAATTCAAACTTGAATTCCCAACACTAGAAACAGTAGGATTTGGCACGTCTGTACTTGCTAAGCTTACATTTGGCTGTTGTTTTTTTGTATCCTGCAAAGCACTCGATATAAGTGACATTGCGTTTTTCTTCTTCGGATTAATGACATATTCTGTCTGATCACCTTCAGATATCCAAGCCAATTGTTCTTTGGTTACTTTTGCTCCGCTTGCATACCCATGGCCTTGTCCTAAAGCAGACAAGTTACTGCCATAGCGATGCTTTGCGTAATTCAAAGCAGCCAGAAGGTTATCAAATCCATTGAGAATATTTCCATGACCAGGAAATGCATAGGCATTAAATGTGCTCGCTATAGTCTGCATTAGCCCCATAGATGGATGACCTGCTTTAGCGTTAGAATCCCATCTGTTTACTACTGATGGATTACCACCTGATTCTGTTGCTATTTGCCGCATAACTTTGCTGATCATACTTTCTGACAATCCGTTCATTGCCAATGCTTTTAAGGCATATGGTCGCCAACGCTCAATCCCAGAACCTCCCGGATTGGCTAGAGCACCAACTTTGTCTTTGATCCAGTCACCAGCTTTGCTAACGATGGTTTTAGCTGCCCCTTCTGCCATATGCAGAGGTGTAGAAGAAAGCCCACCAAGATCTGCAAACTTGCTTACAGCAGCTTGTAAAGATTTAACCGGATGCATAATAATATTTCCAACTGCCTGTGCTCCATCTTTTAAGAAGTCCCACGCTGTCCCTAACCAGTTACCACTTGCAAACTTTGGAATCATTCCCGAATTCATGGCTTGTTTTGTTTTTGCAGCGCCAAGAATTTGAACAGGTTCACTAGAATGATAAAGTGTTGCCTTATTTGGCGTCATCGTCATATGTCCCTTGCTGTCTTTCATCAGTTCGGGACCAGCTTCACCGGCGATAAATAGCCCCTTGGCCTGTCCACCCTTTGCATACTGTGGAACTTTCCAATAGCCAAGATCAAATTTCTTAGCACCAACATGATTAAGCACCCAATTAATGCCTTTGATTACGCCATTGATTGGTTTTCCTATTCCACGAAGCATTGCGTTACCGATCGATGTAAAAAATGATCCTACGCCGTGCCAAGCCCCTTTAATGCCATTCCAAATGCCTTTAAAAAATTTTGCGACTCCGCCCCATCCTTTTTTAACACTGCCAACAGTTCCAGACCATTTATCATGGAAAAATGAGCCAACATCGCTCCACGCGTCCTTAATTCCTCCCCATATTCCACGAAAGAACTTTCCGATTCCATTCCATTTCTTTTTAAGCCAACTTGAGATTTCTCCCCAATGTTTTACGATTTCGATAATCCCGTCTATTCCCCAACCGATAGGTCCAAAAGACGCCAATATTACTTCCAACATGCCCAGCCAATGCTTCTTAACAAAAGAAGTACCCGCTGAAAACGCCCCTTTGATTCCTCCCCATATGGTTGAGAAAAATTTAGGAGCACCGCCAAATAGTTTTTTTATCCCTTCGCCCATCCCGTTCACAAAATTTCTGAACGTCTTGCTGTGCTGATAAGCCATGATCAAGCCAGTCACCAGTGCCGAAATGCCAACAATAATAAGGCTAATTGGGTTAGCGTTCATAATGGAATTGAGAACAATCTGAACTGCTGATAGGGCTTTCTCACTCTTTATGAGACTTCCAATCCCTGTGACTAATGATCCGATTCCTTTGCCCATGTTGATAAGAGCGGCTGCCTTGCTCATGGAATAAAGTCCGATTGCAGCAGTAGCAAATATTTTTGGATGATCAACAAAAAATTTCAAGAATGGATTTGCCAATTTGAATGCCATTTGGGCTGTCGTTCCGAAAAGTTTGAACGCATCGGCTCCGCGATCTTTGACCGTAGATAGAAAGCGAACGATATCCCCTGCGTGATCAGCAATGTAATTACTTGCTTCACCTATCCCTTTGGTAAGCGATTTAATGGCATTGTTAGCTGTATCTGTAACGCTACCTCCACCAAAAACTTTGCCAAATGCATTAATGATCGTCGTCATGCCTTTGCTTGCTGCATTTCCCATACCTGTGAATAGTGATTCTGTATGAACTGAACTAACCCACTTTGACATTCCTGAGAATAGTCCGGACTGAGCTTTTTGAAATGGCTTCTCAAATGCACCGATTAATGCTGGCATACGTGAACTTACAATACGTTCCATGCCAGGAATGGTTGCCATCATATTCTCGGACGCTTTTGCGTATTTGTCACCCAACTGCTCCATAACGGCCTCGGCGTCGTTCGCACTAATCTTCCCGGCGCTCATTTCCTTGCGTAGCTGTGCCATTGTCAAATGACTATTTTTCTGAACCTTACGCTCATATTCGAGTAGTTTTTCTCCATACATGGGAAGCTGGTCAGTAATCATGTTGAAATCACCAAGTTGTAATAAACTACTGCCCATCATATGAGTAAAGTTAAGGCCTAAACGGTTTAAGTCCTCGGAACTCATGCCGAGCGTATCACCTAAAGTCAAAACGGCTTTCGTCAGCTTCTCCGTACGAGGTTGGTTGTCAAATACGTGATAAAATTGCTGATCGAGTTCGTTAACAAGATCAGTAGATTGCCCGAACGCGACCGACATGTCATTGATGCTCTTAACCATCTTTTGACCCTTGACCGCACTATCTGTTAGTGTATTCCATGTCGCGCCCATGACCTGCTGTGTCTTGTTATATTCTGTCCCTTCATGAATGAGATCAATCGTTGCATCTTTGATTCGCCCAAGTGCAGCCACTGCGGCACCACCGACAGCAGAACCAATTAACGCAGCTTTGAAAGCTGACATGTGTCCTTTTGCTTTCTCTGCTCCCTCACCAACCTGGTTAAAAGCTGAACGTCCTTTGCTAGCCATTTCGGCAAATGATGTGAAGGTGGACCGTATACCGCTTTTAAAACTATTGGTAGAACGTTCCGCTTCTTTCACCTGACGACGTGTCTGTTGTATGCCTCTATCTCCGCGATCCATACCGTTTTTAATGTCTTTACCTGTTGCTTCAGCAGCGTTTCCAAACGATTTGAATGCTTCCGTTGCACTTTTGGCGTCCGGATTCATCTTGTTTAGAAGAGAAATAGCCTGCTTGAACACACTGGTGAACTTGTCATCTGCCGCTAGAGTAATCGTTTTTTTTACCAATTCATCCGCTATCTTGTCCACCTCCAATCACTCGTAAATAGGACTCGATCATAGCTGCCTGTTTTGCTTGCTTTTCAGCTTGCTTCTTACTGTCAAATAGTTCATCAATATCTCGATGACGTTCATCAATTCTCAAAATCTGATTGACTGCATTTTGATCCGGTTTCTTTTCAGCCATTATAATGACTCGTTCGAGCATTGCTTGATCAACAAAGCGAACGAGTCTATCAATCTTCTTATATTCCGAAGCCCGAACCAATGATTTATATTCAGACATTGATAGATTCATAATCTGATTAACATCTGTCATGTTAAGATAGCGCTGACAATTAAAGATTATTTGCTGCCAATCGTATCCGGTGTTGTCAGAAGATCCTCGCGCTGCGTTTTACTTTGTTGAACATTTCTTCCATAAATTCCTTGCGAGAAGTCAGACGTTTTTTCTCTTCGTCCGTCTCCGCTTTTTCGATCTGTTCTTCCGCTTTCTTGATCGATTCTTCCATGCCCTCGAACACTTTTTTCAGCGTTCGTTTCAAAAAACCCGATTCCTCCATTGCCGTTACCGCATCGGCAAATGCTTTATTGAATGTTGCATCATCAGCGTTGAACACTTCTCTATCCAGCGCGTCACTGATTTGTTCTACTGTCGGACGATGATTTTTAACGCTCGATAGGCCGCCGTCAAAGAACGCAACCAGCGAATAAGGGGTCTTGTCGATCAGACCCATATAAATAGCCAGTTCACCTGAAGCTTCATCATTCGCATATCTGTCTTTCACCGTTTCAACAAATTTAAAGCTTACCTTTGCTTCAAGTACGCGATCACCAATTGTAATTTCAGCCATTCAAAACATCCTCTCAAAATAAAATAAAGCAGGGATTATCCCTGCTCTGTATCTGTTCCTGCTTCCGTCGGTTTAGCAAATGTATAGTCTCCATCAAAAGCGCCGGTCGGAATATCCGCTTCTGCCAACGTTCCATCTTTACCTACTCCGTTTACTTCAAGCTGTTCAGTTAGCGTTACACCTTGGCCAACAGCTTCAGTCGGGCTAAACGTTGGAACATAGGCTTGAAAATACATCGCCGGATAGCTTCCATCTTCATTCTTGTTTCCCAGTTCAACACGCCAAACATGAATGATTTCACGCTTTAAATGTGCTTTCTTCAATCCTGCATAGGCATCGTCACCAACCATGCATGGAAAGACAACGGAAATCTGTTGATTGGGGGCACCTAGAGCCTTAAGCGTTCCGTCTTTTGTTTCAGTAGACTGAACGTTTGCAGAACTGGTTAATGATGTGTCACCTTCAAACGCAATCTTGTTCATTTGTCCGGCTATAGGTTCACTATTGAATTTGTAAAAATACCGGATATCATTTGCTTGCAATTGTGGCATCTTTACCACTCCTTTTCATTTAATAAATAGTTGGCAATCAATGAACCGTGCCATAATTCGGTTCCTGTTGAATTGTCAGTCAAAATGTTTTGTGAATATGTTGGTTTTCGGGAAAAAGAAAAGCCATCGACCGTTACAGTCGATGACAAGGCTCTTGCTGCATAAGTCAGGCGCTCCACTGGTGCCCGTGTCTGCTTTTCTGTGTAAATGTCAATGTAAACATCAATGTCAGCCGTTCTGGCATTCTTGTAGATATTGTTCTGCTGATTATTTGTCGTCGATAAGATGATAAACGGATAATCTGGCTGTTCAACGTCCGAATTAGGATCAGGAAGTGTCCAAATCACCGGACAAGGTAATTGACTCAGAGCATTAAAAATAGCCTTAAGGAGCAATTCCTGTGGCGTTGGTATTAGATCGGACATTTCCATTAGAGATCACCAAACTTTTTCTTAAGTTGACGATCCATAAACTGTGCAGCTTCTTTCCCACCGGGACGAACATATGGCTGAGCAGGAGCCTTTCTTGTGCCTAACTCAACCCAAGTGTCATAGTCGGTATTAGGGCCAACTGTGACTGTTTTACCGTCCTCACTGATCGTCGTATCAATGCTTCCACGTAATTTTCCTGTATCGACCGGAACACGTTTCTTCATCCGTCCTTCTGCGTAAAATCCGGTATCTTTGACCACCTGTTCAACATCGCTGTCGATGTCCTTAGTCATCTGTACCAAATCTCGTTGCAGTTCATTAAGACCGGACATAATTTCTACATCGTTTGCTTGACGTGATAATACACCGATTTCATGAGATATTTTTGTGATCGGCTTGGTGTAGCCATCCTCAATGCCAAATACAGCCATAGGATGATTATTTTTTTCATCATCTGCCATCCTCTCACAACCTTACATAAAAATCTGACACATTCCGGTGATACATAGTTTTGACTATTGTCACTGGCTTTCCATCAACCTTAATTTTATTTGGCTTGTGCATACCTTGTACACGAATAATGCGGTTGTCCTGATTTACATCACCGAAGATAACCGCTTGCTGTTGTACGCCAATCTGAGAGATATCAGCAGGGTAAATGTCATCTGTTTCAGATGTTACATAGCCCATTTGATCGTCATCCCATACTGTTACCGTTTTGGTAAAGATTACACGATCTGAATACCTCATAAAAACAACGCCCTTGATTGATTGGCCCCGTCCGTCTTATTGTCATCCACATATTTATCAAGATAAGTTTTGTAGGGTGTTAGGTCATCATCTGTAAAGATGACCGTTCGCCCTTCCTCTTGATTTTGGCTCATACCTTCATTACCGATTCGGTTAAAGCGAGAGATTGCTAGTTCTTCAACAATCCACGCTAAAGATTCCGGCAATTCGGTTTCGCCGACATATGAATTAACCCGGCTTGTTGCCAAATTAATGACTACAGTAAGTTGAGCATCACTGACACCATCAGCAATGCCAACCATTGTTTTTACATCACTTAAGATGTCAACAGCCATAGGGATCAGCCCCCGGCTACCGTGTTGCGGTGTTTGAAGATAACAATGTGTACCCATTTTGGATCATAGACACGATTCCAGTTAGCTGCAGTAGCCAATTCTGTATTCGTAGGTGCTTGTCCAGCTACGGATGAGCTTGTGAATGCAATGCCACGCGGATGAAGTAGGAAGTGCTGACGGTTAACAAGAATGTCATTTCCGGCCAGAACTTCACGTGTCGTTTCAGTCGGTACCGGTGCTGAACCATTTCCAAGAGCAAACGCGCCACGCGCAAACAGGTAGGATGTGTATACGCCGTTTTCGTCCGGAGTAAGAAGGTCATCAATAATAACCTGTTTCCCCTGATAAGTTGGAATCTCTTGGTTATTGCTATCGAGAGCAAATTCAATCAAATTCCGTTTGCGCAGTTCGGTGTAAGTCGCCGAATGCATTGCGATCGCAACAAGCATGTCCGCATGATCACCAAGTTTGTGTGTTGCATCAAGGAACGTAGCACCAGTAAACAGGCTATCTTCGCCAGTTTCTACCGATACATCAAGAACGTTTGTCGATGCGAGAGTCGTTTCAATTCCTTTCAATTCAGCAATCAGTGTGCGTTGACGCATTCTGTTCCAATACGATGCGACCAAATCACCAATTCGCGCCATTGGATCATCACCGGATAGTGCTTTTGCAAGGTCGTTTGTTCTCCATGCTTTACCACGCAGTTGCAAAACAGCCACGTCTTGGCCAGATGTGATTTTCTCGGGAGTGAGGTTCTTGTCTCCGTCAGAAAGTACTTCATCGTCGCCAGTCAGATCATTCCAAAATGGCATATTGATCGTGCGTCCGCCTGTTGCTGCCAGTGCATCGAATGCCGAATCTGCTTGGATAATTTCTGACTGAACCAGTCGAGATAGTTCAACCGATCGCTGAACTACATAGTTGTTAAATACTTCAGGAACAATAACGTCCGCGATGCGCGTGTTATTACCGGTTGCAATGGATGTCGAACCACCGGAGAAAAATTGAATGTTTAGCTTGTGTCTAAATTCTTGTTCCACTTTAAATCAGCTCCTATTATTAAGCTCCTGCCTGCTGCATCAATCGCTGAGCAAGCGCAGGGTCTTCTTGTAAAATCTTTCCTTGCTGTGTCAAATTACGTGTCTTTGGATTCCAAGGGTTAATTGTTCCTGTTAATCCGCTGCCGCCGTTTGGGCTATCAGCAGATGATTTCAGCTTCTCATCAACCTTTTTCTGTACTTCCGCTTTAATCGCTTCATCAAGTTTTCCAATGCGTTCAAAGGTTTTGTCTGCATCACCATAAACAGCCACGAATTCAGCAAAATCAGGAGATAGCCCCTTGTCATTCAGCTGCTTTGTCGTCTCGTTCAAGAAATCCCGCTTGTTGAGCTCTGCTTCTTTCGCCTTGAGTTCTTCTTCACGCTTTTTGAACTCGGCTTCTTTTCGCTCGTCTTTGCTGAGTTTGGCAAGTCGTTCGGCATCTTCGCGCTCTTTCTTGATTTTCTCCGTTGCTTCGGCTTGCCACTTGGTTCTTGCTGTTTCGAGGGCTTTTGATATTTTTTTGTCAACGGTTGAGTCAAATTCTGATTGAGACTTGAAGGTGACAGGTTGTTCTTCGTCGCCAGATGTATCTGTATCCTTGGACTTATCATCATCATCACCCGGGTTTTCTTCTGAGAAAAACTGAATGTTCAATGGATATCTAAATGGTTTTTGCATTATTTTCACTCCTCGCACACGACTTCACGCATAAAAAAATAAGCCTATCTATCTGCCCACACACGCTATTGCCCATGCACACAGCTTCGATTGCTTACCGTTTATGGCTTATTCGCCCGCTATTTTGTTTGCCTAGTTTAATGCCATACGACAGGGCAAATGATTATTATTCTTGAGCTGACTCATTTTCCATCAATCTTCTGCTTATTGAGCACGCTGTGATATCATTAACCGGTTGTCCATGAAAATAAGGAACAGTGCAAGGCGATCTACCTTCGTCATCATGTTTTCTTTCCAATACTTTTTCAATGTTCCCCTGAAAGCATTTTGAATTACAAGCTAGCAGTTTATTTGCTTCATCAGCATTAAACTTTCCATTCATGATTCCATTCGTTATTTCCGTATTAACTCTCACGTATTCATTAACCAATTGGATTACTGTTTCATTTACATCCATTTAATCATCTCCGAAATAAACGGCAATCGTTGATCTGCAATTAGGATGCATTGGTGGGATATTAACCCCTATCTTTGCTTTGCTAATCTCTACGACGCTGCCATTATGTTTTTCACAGATCTTACTCGTTCTTCCATCCAGCACCGCAATAAATTCCACTTTGTCATAGCCGTTCGCTTTGTATTTCCCGAGCTGAACATTGTTCATTACATATTCGGTCTCTGTCCTAGCAAGCCGTTCAGCATTGCTATAGCTTGTGTTCATCCGCTGTTGAATTGCTCTTGCAACGTCCTGAGTTGATGAACCACTAATGATTCCGTTTGTGATTTCGTCACTGAGCGTATTCATTAGCTGCTTTTTATCTTTCCACAGCCGTTTGCTGAACAGCTCGCCGCTCCAATTATTGGTGAGCGTCTGTTGAATGAGCTTTTCATTGCTCTGTGCACTCTTTTTTGGACGCTTGCCAGCCTTAAATTCTACCGTTCCACTTGCAGATAGCTTATCAACCTGTTTCTGCACGTTCTTAGCTGTTTTATCACCAACCGAATGTAAGTGTTCTTCTAATTGTCCACGTTGCTTAGAGCCAAGCTGTGCGACCTTAACAGCCGTCTGACCGAGTAGTACATCTTTATTGCTTTTGTATACCATCTTGCCGAAGATGTCGCCTATTGATTTTGCGTCGATTGGATTAGCTTTGCTCTCAATCTCTGTTATGTCCTGCATGAGCATGTCTATGTCCTCACGTGGCGCATTAGCTTGCCATGCTGTTTCATCGCTCAGGAAGGCTTTGACAAGTGTCACAATATCGCGGCTTGTCCGCTTAAACAGGCTTTCAATCTGTTTCACATGCTGATCTTCAGCTCCATAAATATTCTTTGCCATATCGACAATGTTCTGCTGATGTTTTGTCAATACCATGTAATCACCTCACGCCGCGATAACGGACGGCACCGAGATATTAGGATCACTTCCTTTCAATCATTGAATTAGGAATTGGATCATAGTCTCCTTTTTCTTTACCGCCATCAAAAACTTTGAAATTTTCTTTCACCTTCTCGTAGGTTTTCTCAAAGATATCTTTTTCAACTGCATAATGTTCACCTTGAATACCAGTTACGATAAAACTTCCATTTTTTAGATGGTGATTGCCTTCAAGAGTATGAAAATAGAATTGGTCTTCATATGAATCAGACGTAAACGCAGTTGTAACTTCTGTCGCGTTATACACATCACATTGTTGGCATTTATCATGATAGCTTTTATCGTTTAA